CAACAGTAGGCGCGGCAGGTGGAGCAGTTGATCTGAACGTAGTATTTTCAAATCAAAGCATGGGCTTCATGTCCAAACGTGGAATCACTGCTTCTATGCAAGAAGATGTTCAGTTTGATAGATACATTATGACTGGAACAGTCAGAAACGGCTTTAAAAAGCTAAGAGATAACCACATGTTAGCAGTAGGTTCAATTGCAGGCTCAACAGCAACGGCAGATAATGCTTCTTTAGTTGACTTTGCAAGTGCAGTAGCAACTCTAAGAGCAAATAACGCACCAGCAGACGCTTCAGGCTTCTACTATGCGGCTATTACTCCACAAGTTGAATACATCCTATCAAGCTATATTAATGGTGTTAACGGAGCGAGTAATATCGGTTCATTAAGCGACTTAGGAAATAGAGCTTTACTAGACGCTGTAATCTCAGAAGCTATTGGAATTAGATGGTTAAGAACAAATAACTTAGTAACAGGTGTAACTAATACACAAGGCTAATTAGGGAGTTAATATGGCATTTCAAAGAGACGCAGAAAATAATGTTTTAGCTTTTGCTGAAGCAGAAGATATATTCAACATGGATCAAAGATTATTTGAAGCCAATGAGATATCCTTTGCTGACTCTGGAACTGCGGCAACAACTCAAAGTGAATATTTTGACATATTATGCCAACGTGCTACTGAGAGAGTGATTACTAGAATGCAGGCTAGCCCCGAGTGGGCTAACTACACTAGTGCTCAGAATCTTACTAGCACAAGTATTTTACCGCCAGTCAATAAAAACTTGATTCTAGGTAACTTACAAGATTGGACTGATTTAACGTCAAGCTATGTTATGAAAGAATACTTGCTACCAAAAGTAGCTGACTTTGGTAACCCTGAAAGCTCGGAAGTAAACAAAATTAACTTTTATGAAACTAAATTCAATGAATTGTTTTCAGAGAAGTTGGCTGTGATCAACTGGTATGATGCTAACGCTGATGCCAGTATCACTTCTTCCGACGAGATGGTAAACTTTAGAAAGAACCGTAGGACTCGTGGCAAAAGTTATATCACGAGGGTAAGATAATATGAGTGTTATCAGGTCTAGTTTAATAACACAACTCACCACTAATCTAGCAGGCAGTAATGTGTCTGTTAGTAGTGAACTTCCGTTCATAAGTGGCGGTGATGTGTTGTATAGCAAAAACATGAAAACACTTTATGTTGATGAAGAACAAATCAGTCAAGATACTTTTATTGAGACTCTTGACAGAAGCAACTTCCTTACCAACGTGTCTACACTTAATGCATATCTACAAGTAGATGCCAAAACCCAATTAAGCGACATTAACTCGATCGTGAGTAATGTGCTCAATGCTAAATCAGTTATTACTAACACTATTCGTAGTGAAAGTGATTATACAACTGAAATGGCGTTGGACAGAATTACTTACACGTTTGAATTTCGCTTTGATAAAACCATTTAAACAATAGGAGACTACAATGGGCGTAATTAATGTAAGTGCAGGATCAGAAGCTGTATTGAAACTCGGTGATAGTGAGGCTAACGTCACACCAGCATCTAGTGACGGTGTTACTGTTCCCGCAATGCAGGACATTGTATTAAATAATAGCACAGGTGTATTCCGTTGGAAACAACTTAATTTAACATCTGAAAGTGCTGTTACAACTCCATCAACAAACCAAATCACTCTTAATTTAGTGGTTGATCCAGACACGTTCTTCGGAACAGGATCTGGTGACGCTGTTAAGAGTGGCGGATTATATGGTGCTAGTAAGAATAAAACTAAAGTTTACTTTAGTGCATTCTTTAACGGCACAGATTCTACTAGTAAGTATATTACTGGTAGTGGATATATTTCCGGACTTGCTCCAACAGTAAATATGGATGCCCCAGTTTGGGTCACACCAGTTACTATTGAAGTTGATGGCGATTTTAGTGCAATACAAACTGTATAGCGTAAGCATATAGAAAAACTTAGACGAGTGCATAAATTTGCACTCGTTTATTTTATTAAAGGTATAAATTATGAAACAAAGAACAAAAGACAGCTACAAAGCATGGTCAAAGACTGCTAAGAAATCAGACAAGTTCATTATGGAAGGCGTAGAATATAGCCAAAAAGAAATGAATGCATTATTAGGAGAAGCACCAGCTGAAGTAGAACATACAGATATAGAGGAAAAAGGTTATGGAGATATGGGACAAACACCCGCTACAGGACATACTGAAGAGTCTTGAAGCAGAGCTGTCAAAAGCTCAGAATGAAATCAATTGTGCTAATAAAGATATTAGCAAAGCAAAAAACAGAATAGCATTTTGTATAAGTGCAATTCACAATTTAAAAACTAGAGATATAAAGGACTAAAGATATGAATTTACACGAATTAGCAGTAGAACCCAAGTTAGTAAAACTAACAATCACAGAACAATCAGTTGTAACAAAGTATGGCGAAGAGCTGGACTTTTATGTATACGACAGACAAAGTCTAGATGTGTTTGCAAAACTAAGTGCAATCACTGAAGACACAACCCTAAATTACACCGACATGTTAAGCAAAATGATCCTGGATGAACACGGGCACCAAGTAATGGATGACACAAAAGTTTTGCCAATTGATGTGCTTACTGAAGCAATTAAGTTAGTCGGCGAAGCACTGGGAAAGTAACAAGCCATAGCGTCGATGAGCAATCAGCGGCAACACAATGGTTGTTACTTATAGATGCTATGGCTAGGACATACGGTTGTCTACCTAGCCATGTATTGAGGCATGGAGACACATTTGATTTGATGGTATTAGATGTAAGTATAGCAAATAGTGAGATACAAGAAGCTAAAGCCCAAGGAACGGCATTACCCGCTAAATACTACAAAGAAGAAGATTTACTTAAAAAGATAGAAAAATATAAGGACAAATAGATGGCAGGTTTCAAAGTTAACCAAAGACAAATCAAAGACCTCTTTGACCAATTGGAAGAAATGCCTGCCGAAACTATACAAGCTGGATACAAAACGTTTAAAGACAAAACTCCAGTTAGAACAGGTAATGCTAGAAACAAAACTAGTGTTAAAACAAGTTCAAAACCCAGTGCCAAAGGTAATCAAATAAGGGCACAATACCCGTATGCAGAGAGATTAGATACGGGCTGGAGTAAACAAGCACCTGACGGCATGAGTAAAGCCACAGAAGACGAAATGGATCGTTTCGTAGACAAATACATTAGTAGGATAAAGTAGATGGCTAAAAATATTGAAGTAACGCTAACGTTAAACAGTTCCAAGTTTAGAGGACAGTTAAACAAAGCAGAAAGAAGCATGAAGGGATTCGGCGGTGCCGCCAATGTGACCAAAGGTTCTATTATAGGACTAGCGGCTAGATTTGCACCGTTAGCCGCAGGCTTAGTTGCTGTAACGGCGGCGTTTAAAGGCATTAGTTCAGCTGTAGGAGCCGCTAAGAAGATTGAAGACATTGGTGTTGTAATGAACAACATTGTGGGTTCAGCTGAAGGTGGTGCAATAGCATTACAAAAGATCAGAGACGTTGCCCAAGAACTACCATTTGACTTTGAACAAATTGCAGGAGCGGCGCCTGCTCTAGCCACAGTATCCAAAACAATTAATGAATTAGAAGAGAACACAAGATTAGCGGCAGACATTGCGGCTGTTACAGGACTAAGTTTTGAAGACAGTGCAAGCCAAATACAAAGAGCGTTTAGTGGTGGTGCTGGTGCGGCAGACATGTTTAGAGAAAAAGGTGTTCTTGCTATGGCTGGCTTCCAAGCTGGTGCAACATACAGTATTGATGAGACCAAAAAGAAATTAAAAGAGTTCGGTGAATCAGTTGATGGTGCGGCTAATGACCTTAACAAAACACTAAGTGGTGCGATATCACAAACTGGTGACAGGATGTTTAACTTCCGTGCATCAATGGGTGGAGCAATTACACCAGAGCTAACAGCATTCTTAACAAATTTAGTTAGTGTGTTTGATAACAACAAAGAAAAAATAGATGCATTTGCAAAATCAATGGGCGACGGAGTAGTTAATTCGTTTTATGTTGTAATGAGAGTGGGTGCAACAGTAATAGACTTCTTGACCATGCTAGGTGGCATGTTTAACAGTGTTGCTAAAGTTATTCAAGATAACTTTGGTGATGTTATTGCTAGTGTAATGGACTTTGCTGTAAAAGCCATTGGCGGAGTTGTAGAAGCAATTGGATTCCTAGGAAAACAAATAGGTAAACTGGTAGAATTTACTACTGGTAACGATTCAATGAAAAAGTTCTTTGAGAACATTGAAAATGCGGCTAACAAAGCCAGAACAGGCGGAATAGAAAGAGTTAAAGAAGCATTAACCGACATGGGCAGTGTTGTTCCAGAAACAGGAGCACAAGACTATGTTGCTAAATTAATTGCAGACATGCAAGCCGCTGGAGCAAGTGCAGAAGAACAAGCGGAAGTATTAAAGAAGGCTGTTCTAGAAGGCAGTGAAGCTGGCGAGATGGTTATTAAGCAGGGTGCAAAAGGCACAACTGGTGTATTAAGTGACTTTGCAAGTGCGGCAGAAAACATACAAGAAACATTCTTTAGTGCAACATCAGCCTTAAGCGATGGCTTAGCACAATCATTAATGGACGGCACATCAGTGCTAGACAACTTTAAAGACTTCTTTAGAAAGATAGTTAAAGAGATGATTGCCCAAGCACTTAAACTTGCAGTTATACAGCCAATACTGAGCAGTATATTTGGAGCATTCGGCTTCAACATTGACTTTAGTTCAAATGCAATTACCAAGAGAGCAGTTGGTGGGCCTATAATGAAAAACAAGCCATACCTCGTCGGGGAGGCGGGCCCCGAGGTCATAATTCCGAGTGGCGGTGGTCAAGTTATTCCAAATAACGCATTAGGTGGCGGCGGCAAAACAACAGTCACATATAACATACAAGCCGTAGATGCAAGAAGCTTTAAGCAACTTGTGGCAAGTGACCCAGAATTTATATATTCAGTAACACAGGCTGGAGCACGGAGGATACCTAGATAATGAGCTTACAAACAATAGTGAATAACGCAACATACGTCACAATCGATAAAAAGAAAGTTGCCTCACAATCAGTGAGTAGAAGTGGTGTTGTGCTCACAGCAGAAAGAACAAGTGTAGTTCCGTATAGATTTATTATAGGAATGCATGAAGGATTAAAATACAGCACTAACAGAGGATTGTTGGAAGACATTGATGCGTTAGACGTAACAACAGAAAGCACAATCGAGTTTGGTGGCAGTAACACAGGATTAGCATTTCTCACCAATTACCAAGGTAACAGCACAGGCATTGGATCAATATCCATTATTGGTAGCAGTGCGGCTACGCTAATTATTAATGCTAGTGCGGCAGGTAGTGGCACATATTTGTTTAAGAAAGGCGACTACATACAGCCAGCAAGTGGATATAGATACCCATTCCAAGTAACTGCAGATGTAGCTCACACTACTAGTGCAAGTGTTAGTATACCAATACACAGACCTTTTATAGAACAATCAGGTTACAGTTTAAATGGTAAATCACTACTGGTAGGTAACGATGTAACGTTTAAAGTTAAGATGATAATGAAGCCTAGCTACAGTGCAGTTCCAATAGACAGAATAAGTTTTACAGATGACTTCGAATTGATAGAAATAGTCACAACATAAGAGAGATTATATGGCCACAAGTATACCACAAGTAACCGATGTAAACAATATCATACATTGTATGTTAATTGATTTAACATTAGGATCAACTACATATTACCTTAGTAGTGCATACAAGCCTGTTTCATACGGCGGAAACACTTACACAGAGTTAGGCAGTTTCTTAAGTGTGGGCTCGCTAACAGAAGATATTAAAACAACTAATGGCGACATTGCTCTTAGTTTAAGTGGTATACCTAGTGAAGCAAACTACATGAACACAGTTTTAACAACACCTATTAAAGGTGGTAGTGTTAAAATATACAGAGCATTCTTTGATGACAATTATGATTACAATGCATCAAATGTTTACGGCAGATACAGTGGTGTAATAACCAATTTCAATATCAGTGAAGAAGACGATTTCTTGCAAGGTAAATTAAACAATACTATCACAATCACATGTGCAAGTATTAACACAATTTTAGAGAATAAAGTTACAGGACAAAGAACAGCACTAGCAGACAGACAAAAGTTCTTTCCAGGAGACACAACATTTAACAGAGTTGCAGACTTACAAAATGTGCAGTTTGACTTTGGTAGAAAATACAGCGGCGGCTACACAGGCGGCGGTGGTTGGGGTCCAGGCGGAGGCGGCAGATATGGTGGTGGCTCCATATTTAACTTCTAGAGTAAATTATGATAAAGGTATAAAGGTATGAAGATAAGACACGCAACATTACAAGACTATGATAGAATCATGGAAATGATGATTAACTTTGCAAACAGTTCTCCGTTTGAATCGTTACAACAACCAGACTTTAATGACATGTATATTAGAAAATTGCTTGACTCATTTCTTAAGAATGGTGTAATATTATTAGGCGAACGTGAAGACAAGATACAAGGCATGCTAATAGCACAAATTATTCCTGATGTGTGGCTACCACACATAACAAGTTTGCGAGAAATAGCATGGTGGGTAGAGCCAGAAGCAAGGATGAGCAGTATGGGTTACAGACTACTTAAAGAATATGTTAAGGTGGGTGAGAAATTACAAGAAAAAGACATTATAAAAGGTTTTACTCTCACAAATATGGAAATATCACCTGACTTTAACTTAGAAAAACGCGGTTGGGCTCCAATCGAAACAAATTATATATATGAGGGTGTGTAGATGGCAGTATTTACTTTTATTGCAACAGCAATAACAACAGCAATAGGCACGATAGCCGGTATTGCCTTAACAACAACCGTCGCGGGTGTAGTTGGATTAACAACTGCAGGAACTATTGCAACCAGTTTGATTGCTGGTGGTCTTGCTTATGCAACAGCAAAAGTCACAGGTGTCCTCAAAGTTCCAAACATACAAGCGGCTAAAGATCCAGGTGTAAAGGTTCAGTTAAGCCCAAGCACAGACAGACGTATACCAGTGTTATACGGTAAAGTGCATACTGGTGGTATTATTGTAGATGCCGGCATTAAGAATCAGAACAACACAATGATATATGTAATGGTTATTGGTGAACAAACTGATACTGGAACATACACTATTCAAAGTATTAAACGTCAAGATGCCACATTAAACTTTGGTGTTAACAGTGCTAACGTTATAAGCATGACAGATCCTAACGCAACGTCTACTACCAACGTAGCCAACAAAATGCGTTGTAGGGTATATGCGGGCGGCACAGCGGCATCTAATCAGATCTTCCCAGCTGGCGGAACACAAGTAGCGGCAACAACATTACTGAGCACAATTACTGCCTCCACAAATTACGATGACCTAGTTTATGCTGTATTTGAATTAGATTATGATGTTGAAAATGGTTTAACAGGGTTGGGTGAAATAACATATGAAATCAGTAACAGTCTCACAAACCCAAGTAATGTATTATTAGATTATTGCACAAACACACGTTATGGTGCTGGACTAACCACAGCAGAATTAGACTTGCCAAGTTTTGTAAACATGTATGACTATGCTAATGAACAAGTTGCATACACAACCAATTTAGGTGCGGCGGCAACACATTCAAGATGGCAAATCGATGGTATGATAAGCACATACCAAGCAAACAAAGACAACATTGACATAATGTGTCAAAGTGCATCAACGTTCTTCACATACGATAATAAAATAGGTAAGTTCACAGTTGTGCCAAACAGAGAAGCAACCACCGCAGAAAAGAATGCGGCATTTGTGTTCGCTGACAACAACATTATTAGTTCAATTGATATTACCAGCACAGAGCTTTACAGTTTGTATAACAGCATTGAAGCTGAGTATCCAAGTGTAGCACAACAAGACCAAACTAAGTCAGTAACAGTGACCACACCAAGTGGTGATAGAAACACAAACGAGCCAGAGAATCCATTACAAACAAGATACCAATTGGTTAACGATGCCCCAAGAGCCCATAACTTAGCAAACATTGATTTACGTCAAAGTAGACTGAGCACATTGGTTACATTCACTGCAGACTATAGTGCATTAACAGTAGACGTAGGTGATGTTATTAAAGTAACACAACCTGTATATGGATATACTAACAAACTGTTTAGAGTGATGAAAGTAAGTGAACAAGAAGGTGAAACTGGCTATTTAAGTTGTGCCATTACAGCAATGGAATATGATGACAGTATATATGCACACAATACTGTCCAAAGTGACGGTGCATTAGCCCTAAGTGGAATACCTGGATGGATTCCAGGCATTTGGGGTAACATTGATTACGGCAACATTGCAAACATCGCCGGCAATATTGTTATTGTGGATGATCCAGTAGGCGGTAGTAATGCAAACATAGTTGCACCAGGCACTGGAACTGTTATTGGCAACGTTGATTATGCTAACATTGATTTTAGTGGTATAGG